CAACGGTTCAGAGGGTTGGCAACTGACCCGGGTGTGCAGCGTAAAGCACCAGAAGCAGTTATCCGGCGGACAGAGTCGCGGTCGGAGAGAAGGAAACGCCCACAGATTTCCTCGATGACCTTGGCGACAGGGTCATCCGGAAAATCAACCGTGGAGATTCACAATGCCAAGACTTACCTGGGCCGCATGGCTGTTTGTGATCACCCTTGTAGCCGTGCTTCTTGCGTGCTGCTGGGGTATTGGGCAGAGCGTTTAGACGTACAACCAGCGCCACGTCAGCACTGACGTTAACTGCCCGATCCTCTCTATGAGAGCGCATCGGAGTGGTCTCCACCTTTCACGACAGGCTTTAGATCGTTAAAGAACCTTCACCGAAAGCCTGAGACCACTCCGATGCGGACGAAACTGCGGCCTATAACCGCCCACCTGCATCAAGGCGTTCGGTGTCATTAACCGACGGCGTGGGAAGCGTCGATAACTCAATCTCTGGCAGCCGGAAAGACGGCACCCTATTCCACAGTGCACATACAACGGAGGGCTTCATCATGGACTAGCCAATAGCTGCCCGACGCCTCATGCGCCCGGCAGGCTTGTTACATACGAAGGTAAAAGCCCGGGCAATGTTCGGGCTTTTTTACGCCTCGCCTTTAACCGGGTGAACCAACGAATGGAGAGAGTCATGGAACGAGAAGAAACAGGCGGCGCTGCTTTCCCGCAGTCAGGCTATGGGCAATGGGCGCCAGAGGGCGGCATGACCCTGCGCGACTACTTCGCGGCCAAGTGCGATATCGAGGCGTACGCGCCTGTCGACTCGCTCTACCGAAAGAATGGGCGCAACCCAACGGTAAATGAGCTGGCTGCGTGGATCGCAGAAGTTCGCTTCATAGAAGCCGACGCCATGCTCGCAGCCCGTTCCGCCTAACCCCAAACACTGGAGGTCGCCATGAGCGATTGGATCAAGTGCAGCGACAGGCTGCCTCCGATTAAACAGAAAGTGCTGGCGTACCGATTGGGCAGGAAGACCAACGACGGCCCCTTCTTCGCCATGACTTGCGGTAACGAGCATCGTCCATGGCGCTATATCGACGGCGACCGATGCGACATAACACCAACGCACTGGCAGCCACTCCCCGCCCCGCCCACCGAATAACGCCACCCTGGAGGCAGCATGAACGCAACAGCGCTTGCACAAAGTGAATTCGATAACCGTCTGCCGCCTCCAGTCAGCGAAAGCCCTCTGGAACTGGCGCGCGCTGAGTGGCTTTACAACGCAGTGGAGCAACTGGTGCGGTTCGGCTCTGACGTGAAGTTCCAGCGGCGCCTGAGAAGGCCCCAGGGCGTCACGGTAGCCCAACTAGCACTGGCGGCTGATGAGCTGGTGAACGCCAGACAGGCGAACTGTGACATCGGCACACCGGCACTCGGGTGGCTGCTGATCGCCAACAACTGCGGACGGGCTGACAAAGAGGCCGCCGCCGAGCTGCTGGGTGCGAGCGACCACACCTTCGGCAAGCTTGGCGAACTCGCCGAGGCCCTACTCCGGCCCTTGGCCAATGACGCCCTGATTGCCCAGGCAGAGGACAACGAACTATGAACACCCCTACCGCCCTCGCACGCCTTGGCCTGGAAATCGCCAAGATGAAGAAGTCCTGCACCCCGGTGCCAGACCGGACCTTCGTCATGGGCATGATCGAAATGGCCGAGTTCGCCGAGATCATCGACTCCCGAACCGCCAACCGTTACCGCGATGCACTGGACGAAAAGTTTGTCGAGCGCAATACGCAGCTCAAGGAGGCGTCATGACAATCATCGCCGGATCATTCAAAGGTATCGCCGAGGCCCTGAGAAATCAGGGTTTCTTGTTTCTGGTAGACATTAAATGGATCGAGCAGCCTTGCAAGTGTGCGGGCCGCTGGACTTGCAAGGTGAGCGTATGAGCGATTACAGCGCGTTAAAAAAACAAGCCGAAGCTGCACGCGATAACTGCCCGATTTGGTACGAAGCAGATTCATTTTCGTTGCGCCATATGGATCTTGGCGACAGTGGGTTTGTTGCCGAGGCAAGTCCTCGCACGGTCCTGGCCCTGATCGCCGAGAACGAGGCGCTTCGCGTAAAAATCGCCCGACTCAAAGAAGATAACCGGGCGCTTCTGGAAAACCCCGGTGACGCGCTATGACCTCCTACCAAAGAGCCAAGCGCTACTGCTTCTGGCGCGGTTCTGCCATAGCACTCGCATTGTTTACGACCTGGATGATGCTCAGCGCATACGCCGGGGCAATTACTCAATAACCCCCTTCACAGCGCCCCTCTCCGGTGGCGCGGAGAGATAGTCATGTCCGCAACCAGCGTAGCCACAATCAAACCCAAGACCCTTTCCGGGCGGATGGCTGAGCGCTTCGGCGTCGATCCTCAGGAAATGATGGCGACCCTCAAGGCCACCGCGTTCAAGGGTCAGGTCACCGATGCGCAGATGCAGGCGCTGATGATCGTTGCCGACCAGTACGGCCTCAACCCATGGACGAAAGAGATCTACGCGTTCCCGGACAAGGGCGGCATCGTCCCTGTTGTTGGCGTTGACGGCTGGGCCAGGATCATCAACGAAAACCCCGCCTTCGACGGCATGGAATTCTCCATGGACAAGGACGGCACAGAGTGCACCTGCAAGATCTATCGCAAGGACCGTGGGCACGCGATAAGCGCAACCGAGTACATGGCTGAGTGCAAGCGCAATACGCAGCCATGGCAGTCCCATCCGCGCCGCATGCTTCGCCACAAGGCAATGATCCAATGCGCGCGCCTTGCGTTCGGGTTCGCCGGTATCTACGACCAAGATGAGGCCGAGCGCATCGTGGACAAGGAGGTCTCACAGCCTTCCGCCGACACTGGCCCGGCGATTGAAGCCATCCGCAACGCTCAGACCATGGAAGAACTGCAGGCGGCCTTTACAGCGGCCTGGAAGGAACTCCCCTACGACCGTGCCCAGATCACGGCAGCCAAGGACGAGCGCAAGAAAGAGCTTTCCGAACCGGTAGACGCTGATTTTGAGGAGGTGTCAGATGCAACAGGGCAGTGATGAGTGGATTCGCGCGCGTCTGGGCAAGGTCACGGCCAGCAAGGTCAAGGATGTAATGACCAAGGGTCGAGGCAAAGAGCCTTCGGCAACCCGGAAGAACTACATGATGGACCTGCTCTGTGAACGCCTGACCGGCAATCAGGGCGGCCCTGACCTCTCCCGCAACGCGGCAGTACAGCGCGGCACCGAACTGGAGCCTGTGGCCCGCTCAGCCTACGAGATCGACAAAGGCTTGATGATCCAGGAGGTCGGCTTGATCGCTCACCCAGTGATCGCTGGGTTCGCGGCATCCCCCGACGGGGTTGTCGGAGCCGATGGACTGATTGAGATCAAGTGCCCCAACACCGCGACTCACATCGGCGTCATCCAGTCTGGTCGCCACGACAGCCAATACGAGTGGCAGATGCTGGCCCAAATGGCGTGCACCGGCCGGGCCTGGGTCGACTTCGTGACATTCGATGACCGTATGCCCGACGAACTGCAGTACGCCTGCTTCCGATTTGAGCGCGATGACAAGCGCATCGCCGAAATGGAAGCCGAGATCCAGGCCTTTCTGGAAGAACTGGCCGAACTGGAGAAGGAAATGCGGGAGCGGATGAGGAGCAAAGCAGCATGATCAGCATCCTACAGAACGAAGTAGAACGCCTTCGGCCAGCATCCGACGAACTGGCCTCTGCGGTTGAGCAATTCCTGGCGGCCGGCGGCAAGATCGAAGAAGGCCCCGCCAGCGGCTATATCCCGAAGCCGATCACGTACAGCACTCAGATGCCACCTGCGCCGAAACCATTCGTTCGGCGCCGAGTTGAGCCTTTCACACCTCCGCCTCCCACTCCGCTTGAGATCAGGCAAGAGCAACGCCGTAAGCGAGTGGAATGGGTGATGGAACTCGCTCCCGACCACACTCAAAGCGAAGTGATCGACATCACCGGAATCGGTCGTAGAGCACTGCTCGCCATGTCGAAAGAATTCGACTTCAAGTTCAAGCGCTCATCCCACGGCGGGCACAACAGCCCGGATCGACTCAAGGCCGCCGCCGAGCATGAAGCAACTCTGGTCGAGCGAATCAACGCGTTCAAAGAGCTTGGCATCAGCAGGCGCCGACTGTGCGTAAAGCTAAAGATAACCGGCACCACGCTGCTCAAGATCCTTGAAAAGCACTCAATCGATTATCCGAAGTCGCGCGCAGGCGGCCAACGATGCGCCGCATAGCCCGCAAGAGGTAGGCCATGGCCAAGACTCCCACAGAACGAAAACGCGACCAGCGAGAGCGGGACAAGATGACCAAGGCGGAAAAAGAAGCCGCCCTCCTGTCTCGCCAGATCGTCACGAAGCTCTATCACAACGATGACGCCGCGCTTAAACGGGTCATGGCCAGGACCGGGATCAAAGAAGAGCAAGACCTGATTTCCCGATTCATCCGTGGCGCCGACCGCATGACCGACGAGCAACTGGCTGCGCATATTCGCATTGCGTGACATGCCGTCGTGACTCCCCCACTCCACCGCCCGGGCATGGCCCGGCAAGGATATAACCGTGTCCGAAGAAAATAACCCAAAAGTGATTTACCTGGGCCCGTTCTGCCAGGAGCAGGGCCTACTCGACGGCCGTGAATGGTGTCAGGACGATGTGTGGGATGCGTGCGAATGCGGGCATGAATCGGTTCGCTACAACCTTGGCGCCGACTTCGACCGTGTAACCGCCGAGCGTGACGCGGCGCTGGGGCGTGAGGCTGCGCTGCGGGAAAAGCTGTCGACAGCGAACGGGTGCTTGAATGAATGGCGCCGTTCTACCTTGGGCCGAACACTTTTGGAGAACGCAGCCCTGCAACAGCGCCTGACCGCAGCGGATGAGCGGGAAGACGCTCTTGGCAGCCTGGTGCCGGAAGCTGAATTAGCCTTGAAGGCGCTGAATGTCGCCGTCAGTGTTTACGACGTGGAGCTGGCAGACAGCGCCCGTCGAGGTTTGCGCTTGATCATCTCCGCACTCAAGCCAGCAGAGTGTTGCACGGTTTCAGCCGAAGACCGGGCGCTGCTGGAAGCTGGCGATTACACGCCGGAAGAGTTGTTCGGGATTGGCGGCAAGCCGTCTTGCCCGAAGTGCGCGCCATGAAATCCCAACTCCCCGCCTACTGCTGGTGCCTGCTGGCACTGGCACAACTGATTTGCTGAGGTATTTATGAGCACCGTTCGTGAAAACCTGATGACTCGACCGGGGTACTCGCCGTATTGCGGCGGAGCCATCGACAACAAGTCTTGCAGCATGCCGAGAACGGCGTGGACCGGCGAGCAATTCAAGTGCCGTGAGTGCGGATGGGTGTCTGGTTTCCCTGCCGACTTCATCGCCGAATACAAAGCAAAATGGAGCAAGCCATGACCACAAACCAAACGATTGACGGCGTGCCTTGCGCCCACGACTGGACTGACGACGGTGAGTATCTAATCGTCTGCACCAAGTGCGGCGAGCAAGAGAATCACGACCCAGCCTGGCGCGACATGGCAACAGCCCCGACTGACGGAACAATGGTTCGCTTGCTGGTTGAGTTCGAAGAGCATTCGACGGAGGACGCGGAGCAGGCGCCAACCATTGGCGCCAACAACTTCGACAACGATGGTGAAGACGTTTGGCGCTTTGCTGGATGGTGCTGGTCTCATGACCACTTCACAGAGGGAAAAGGCACGCCGGTTGGCTGGCTCCCAATGCTAGGCGACCCGATTGTTACGCCAGCCGCCCAGCCCCAGGGCGAGCCGGTGGCGTATGACCAGGCGAAGGAAAACAAACTGTTTGAAGACTGGGCTCGCACTCAATGCGATGTAAGCCTTCGCCTCTGTGACATTGGGTTGTATTACCAGCGCGATACCGGCCTTGCACACGATGCGTGGCAGCACAGGGCCAAACTGGCCGAGCAGCCCGCGCCGGTAGTGGTGGTGATGCCTGAGCGCATGGCGCTGGAGAAGCCTGAGAGCCATAAAGCCCCGGTCGAAATTCACAATGGCGTAGTGACTGGCTGGAACGCCTGCCTCGACGAAGTAACCCGCCTCAACACCAAGTAACCCCTCCTGTCTCT